TAAAAACAAGGTGAAAAAAATGACAGAAGCAGAAAATGATGTAATGACGCAAATGACAGATGTCCTGTCACGTCTGGAAGGAAGACTCGACTCCATGGAGAAAGGGGAAATGCCACCGGGCTTGAAAGAGCATATGCAAGGCAAGAAGAACGACGACGACGGCGATGAGAAAGACGACGAAGAGAAAATGTATGGTGACAAGAAAGAAGCCATGAAAGATGAAGAAGACAAAGATGTCGAAAAATCACAATACTCTGACGTTATCTCCTCTGAGTACCTAAATTGGATGGAAGACACTCTGAAGAGTGCAGGTGTGGACACAATTTCCGCACGTGCTCACTTTGATGATGTCAACAAGGCAAACCTTGGTTCTACCCCAGAAGAAATTGGAGACGGAGCAACAAGGTTTGGTGGACAAGCACCAAAGAGGGAAACCGTAGACGGAAAGCCAGAAGTCCCCAAGGCCAACTTTGGCTCTGGTGGAAAAGGCAAGAAATCCACACTAGAGAAGTCTGACTTCCTAACAGCAGACAGAGTATCTGACTCAGACATCGAGGCAGCATACGAGGTCTACAAAGCAGCAGCACTGGAGCAGGAGTTCAAGGGAAGCCTAGAAAACCACTTCTCCAGCAGATTCGCATCAGAGAGGCAACACGAAATAGCAAAAGCAGAAGCAGCAGCATTCGATGCTCGCAGCCCACTAGCCGCTATCGAGAAGTCTCTAGCCGCTCTTACAGAGCGCATCGACAGCATCGGCTCAGTAGAGTCCGGTTCTACAATCGCAAAATCAGCAGCATCCCTTCCAACCGTTGAAATCCCTTCAACTGAGGAACTCGCAACAATGAGTTGGGACGAGGTACATAACCTCGCAAACAGCACCTTCAGGAGTGATTAAGAATGGCAAGAAACTACGTACGCACAATAACAGACATGGAAAGATACTACTACGGAGCAGGTAACTCAATGGGTTACTCCTACTCCGGCAGTGAACTATTGAAAGCAGATGCACCAATGCTCTCTTCAACCGCTGGAACATACAATGCAATCTACGGACGCAAAGTATGGTCGCAGATGAACCAAGAGTTCAACGCATTCAGCATACTACCGAAGAGACCTTGGGACAGGTCAGGATGGAGAGTTCTAACTGACAAACCTAACTCAGGCGCAATACACGGTGGAGTTGCAGAGAATGCAGCCCTACCAGACACAGTAAAGCCAAAGTTCGAGCACGTGGCAGCAAAACCAAAGACAATCGTTCACACGTTCGACATGTCCGAGACTGCTATCTTCCTTGCTGACAAGGATGACGGAATGGGCGACATACGCTCAGTCCTGAAAGAAGAGATGGGCAAGCACCACGCAGAGATGACCAACAAGATGCTTCTAACAGATGTATCTACAAGGGCTGGTAACAACTTCGAGTCTCTTGACAGAGTAACTATCGGTGACACAAGTGTAATGGCCGCTGGCGGTACTCACTACGATGACAACGACGAGGACATCTACTCCATCGACAGAAGTGCAACTACTGGCGGCTGGGGATATGCTGAGGCTAACACTGGTGGCACTGGCGCAACTGACAGGGTTCTAAGCCTAGACCAACTAGACGACCTATTCCAGAAAATCTGGGTACGTGGTGGAAACCCCAAGGTCATTCTAACTGGATACGACACTCTGATGAGACTACAGCAACTACTACAGTCCCAGCAGAGATTCATGGAAGAGAAGAGAGTCACCCCAACCTACAACGGTGTCAAGGGTGTACCCGGAATGGAAGCAGGATTCGTAGTAGCAACCTACAACGGAGTTCCAATCATTCCTTCCAAAGACGTAGAACCAGATGTAATCAGCAGGATGTACTTCCTAGACACTGACTACATGTACTTCAGCACGGCGATACCAACACAATACTACGAAAGTGGAATTGAGACTGGTGACCCATTCGCAATCAACAGACTAGGGCAAGAAGGAATGTACAGGACCATGGGAGAACTATGGACGACTTTCTTCGGAGGACAAGGGAGCATTCGTGACCTTAAGTGAGTCAGTCTGGAGATAATGGAGGAATAAAAAATGGCACACGTACAAACAACAGTAACAACGACATACTTAGACATACCAATGGGTGGAAACACTGGTGGGGCATTAGAAAATGTCCCTAACGCAGACGGCACAGTAGCCGCTAACACAGCATGGCAAAGTGCAGGTGGAGCAGCATTCGTTGCAGGAACGTCAGGATACCCCGGTACTCTGGATGCTTTCGGAGCAACGAACACGCAAGGTACTAACAAACCAGTATCAGGTCTACGATTGATTTCGGTTAGTCTGACTGGTGATACTGGTACTGCACACACCTTCGATGTGAATGCTTTCAACAGTAATTACAGCAAGGTCTACGCAGTTCTGAGTCTAATCAACAACTCAGATATTGATGAATCCCTTCTTGCAGCAAATACAACAATTGCTCATGAGGCAGGAACAGTCGCATTCGTGACTGCTGACGCAACAGACGTAGTTCTACTAACGGCTATAGTAGGCTGAGGTGGTTTCAGTTGCCAACCGTAACTTTTCTTGGACCTCACCACAGGAGAAACTCTCCTGATGGTGGGCCTGAGTTTGTTAGGACGGAATCGCAGGAAAAAACCCAAGAGTGGGTAGACCAATGGAGAAATAGATTACCAGCAGAAAGGTGGGCAATCGAGGGAGACGAACCCCTCACCACCGATGCTGGTAACGACGGTCTACCAGATGATGGATGGCGCAGAGCCGATATCATAGATTGGATAAGAGATAACGGCGGAACTGTCGGTAGGGTCTACCAAACCAAGACTCAACTACTAGCACAAGTCGATACAATTCTAAACCCACCCGCACCTGAGCCGGTTGTCGAAGAGATAGCCGAAGAGCCAGTTGTGGAAGAAGTGGTTGAGGAAGCGGTCGAAGAGACGGCAACAGAAACAATAATGGAGGAATAAAAAAATGGCATTTACAAGCACAATAGACAGCAGACCACACACAATGGGTAACTTAATGATGATAACTGGAACTTTTCTAAGTGACAGTGGAAGTACTGGCGGAGATATAGACGTATCAGGTATTCTTGCGGATGTAGTAGCAGCAGGTGCAAATGGAAACGCAGCAGGTGCAACGGACATGGAGATAGACGGAACGACTTCCTCTACTCTTACTCTAGTGACTGCTTCCAACCTTGGCGGTACTTGGTGGGCTATGGGTAACCGCAATTAAGGCGGTGACCTAGATGGCAAAGACACTTACGATACTTGGACCGTTCGCCCCTACTGACTTCAACAGCAGTAGTGCGAAGACGACGATGCAGAACGCAGTGGTTGCTGCTATAGGCAATAACGCACCTGTGGCAGTTGACCCACATACGATTCTGGGTAACGTGTATATATTTGTGACAACGAGTTGATGGTGAGGGATATGAATGGGTTTCGATATACAAACTCTTGAACTCAGCGACATAGAACGTGCACAGAAGCAGAACGTCAAACTAGCAGAGACTCTTGGAACTGGCTCGGTATTCAATACCGACAAACCTCTGGCAGGTACTGTCAGCAAGCAGAACAAGAGAGTCGAAGACATAAGTGACATACTC